GTGTCCTGAACCTTCAAAACGTCCAACACCAACAACCTTTCTTGGTCTGCCTCTGCGTTTTCCAGCACCAGTAATAGCACCTTTAATACCTTCAACTAAAAGTTCTTTACCAACATCTTTTAAAACAGGTGCTACGGCACGTCCTACTGGTGCTAATGCGTGTCCTACTCTTTTAAAGAAATCACCGATTTTTGAACCACCTTGTTCGTATTCCATTCCTCTGCTAAATGATGGTCTTGCTGTTCCAAAATTAGCAGAGACAACCCTATTGTAATATGGGTTAAAATCATCAGTATAATGAAAACCATTAGAACGAACACCACCAGCAACAGGGTTCGCCAACATTTCATTAAAATGAATAACAGGATAATTAATAGTAGAACCTGACCTTAAATAACGTGGGTCGTAATCTAATCCTAAACTACGAGGGTCTCCTCTAACACCACCACAACCTCTTCCGTGTCCTATTGCTCCACCACTCATTATAGAACTATTACGTCCTGAACCATTAACAGATGGATAAGTGAAATAATTAATATGTAATGGGTCAGTAGGATTGTAATATTCTTTTCTTTCTTGTAGATGTTTTACACGTTTCATTAACTCTTCATTATAAGGAGTTTCAAACATAGTATTATACATTAAACTCGCCATTTGTATATAATGTATATAGATAAAAAAAATAAAAAAAGGCAAATGCCTAAATTTATTTAAATTACATTTATAAATGTTTAATTTTTGTATAATTTTTTAATATATTGAACTAATCTTGGTTTTGTAGTAATTTTTTTTACTTCACCAGTATAATCACCACAAATAAAGTATCCTTCTAAATATGTTTTTCTTGCTTTGGTAATGACATAGGGGAGACCTTCATCAAAGGTGAAACAATCACTACTACAAACTATAATAGAACCACTTGGAAACATTTTTGGGTCAAAATATCTCTGTCTTCTGTGTGGTTCAAAATCACCTTTCAATAATCTAATTTTTTCTACAAGATGTTCTCCGTATATATCACATTTTCTATTTTTAATTTTTGCTAATGAATTACAGAATTTTCTATAAAATTCCTCGTAATGTTCTCTATCCTCAACTGGAACATCAATTTCATACCAATCGTAATTATCATTAAAGAGAGAACCAACTCTACATTCCTTCATCTTCATTTCCAAGACAGCAATTTCGTTTCTAATTTGTTCCATTTTCAACTGATTTCGTTTAACTTGATGTATAAGATAATACCTATTTTATAAATCAATTTTATTTCAATTTTTTTTTTAATCCTGCTAAATTTCAATTCACTTATTTTGTTATTTTAATGCCTACAATAAATTCCAAAAAAAGCATTTCAATTTTTTGACAATTTATTCAACTAACACAACTAAATTATCATCATCATTACCTATATAGAACTTTGAAAGTGAAATATTCCACCATATAGTATGTTCTCCATTACATACTTGTGAATTACCATCATATTTGTCAATATAAGAATATCCTAATTTTGTATATAAATTAATCAAATTTTCATCATCTTTTTTAAACATTACTTTATAGTTTGTAGATTTAAAAGCAGATGGAGCGTCCAGCATTTTTTCATATAGTTTTTTGCCTACACCAATTCCTCTCCAACTTTCATCAACTAACCAGTATTCCAAAGATGTATTGAAACGCTCACGACGATTTGAGAAATCGTGATTATAAAAGATTATAAAACCAACGACTTTATAATCTTTTTTTGTCTTTTTTTTAGCAACAAAGAAATATTGAGACCAATTTGCGTGGAACAATCCTCTATTACTACCATCAATAACATTCTTTATTTGAGGAATATAAAACTTGTTTCGTTTCGCCAAGTTTATAACCTTCTTGTTTAATAGTTCATCACTATATTTGCCGTTTTCGTAGTTGTATTCTTCAATTGTATAGCAAGACATTTTCGTATATATTGTTGTATAAGATATATATAACAATACAAATCAATTTTCTGTTTCAATTTTTTTTTCAATAAAAAAGGGTCATTTATTTAAGATTACAATTACAAATTTTTTTTATTTTTTATTAATTACAATAATAGCATCTCCTACTGGGTGATTAACCGCCCACATACTAAATCCGTGCTTACTGGTATAGTAATATGCTCCATCTGCGTTTCGGTCAGCACAGAGAGGTGTTCTATAAGGCACTAATGTGTTCGCAATGTTCTTATAATCAGGTGAGGCATCAGTATGAATAAGCACATACAATATTTTTGCTCCTTTTGGTAGAGGAGTTGGTAGGTTGCTTTTTAGTTTTTCTTCGTCGCAATAGTGTAAGCAGTCCCAATAATTACTGGGAAACATTAAACTGCCTGTCTTGTTCTTGTATTGTTTGTTGAATTCGGTTTTGGAAATTACTTGGATAGTTGTCATTTTCTCCTATACAATTTATATGGCGATTTCTTTAAGTAGTTTATTTAATAGATTATCTTATACAATTTATTAAACAATTATAATGAATATTTGTATTTCAATTTTCTGTAATTTTTTAAATCAATTTTTTTTATTTTCCATATAAAATTCTAATCACTTAAAATTTTTTGATTACATACAAAGTTTTGAAAGTTTTGAGACCCTGCCGTGTCCTTCTGCTCCTGCTGTCATACTCATACGTCTAATACCATCTTTGCCTATAAGATGTTTCATAGCAGATGAAGGCATATTACCCATCTTACCACCTACTAATCTTTTGATTAGGGAAGATTGGATTGGGTTTTCACTTTGCTTTTCACTTGCGTCTAATACAAGTTGTTTTGTTAGAAGACCAGTGAAGATAGATGATGAACCCATACTGGTGACGAACATACCACTATTAGCAGTGACAACCAAAATTTCAGGAGTGACAGTTTCACCAAGATTGTTAGTAACAGTGATGTTAAATTGGAAGTTGAATTGACCGATGGATGAGTTGGAAAGCATATTTGATAAGGAAAGATTTAGAGCAGGTGATAAGACAAGCATAGAACCAGTTGTTCCAATAACCGAACCAACACCAGTAGCATTATCAGCGTTAGATGCTAAACCTTGAAATTCTAACCAAGATTGAGTAGAGTGATTAGCAACAGACATTTTCCACAAATCGTATGGTGTAGCAGATGCTAAAATACCTGATACGTTATTCAAATTAATAGTAATACTATTGATAGTTAAGAATGAAGCACTATTTTTAATAGTTTGACCCGACATTTGAGGTCTAACAACAATAAAGAAATAATCAGGAAGTTGATTAAGTTGAATGTTTTGAGATGTAAGAGTAGCAGAAGAACCTGCTAATATTGATGAAGTTTGAGTTTGTGATGAGATATAACGTGGATAGTCAATATAAGGTGTTACTACTCTTGAAGGAATTAGTTGAGTTGGTTGAGTTGATAAAAAGTTCATTAATAGTTGTGGGTTTGTGAATAGACCAGCATTAGTAGCATTTGTAGTATCACCAGCAGAAATGGTGTAAGTGTATGAAGCACCTACGTTAGAACCCGCCATAGTAGAGAATACACGTTTTAGTTGTCCGTCAATATTCATTACAAGGTTAATAGTGTTAATACCTGCTAAACCACTTTGGTTGAAATCAGGTTGCCCGAAAATGAATGGGGAACAGAAGATTGGTTCTGTGACATTAATAGCAAGAACAATAGTCCAACTATCAGCAACGTTAGTAGAAATTAAAGAACTATCAGTTCCACCAGCAGTAATGGTGTGAGTAATAACAGCAGATTTAAGAGGAAAAGAACCACGAGGCACTTGGTCTATATCGTATGAAGAAGTGTTATATGAAGCAAGAGGATTGTTATTTGCTAAATAACCTGAACTATATTGGGCGTATTGACTATCAGGGAAAGATGGGGTCATTCCTGAATATCTTAAAAGTTCTCTTGAATTATTCATTCTTAACAAAACATCAAGAATATCTTGGGTGTTTGTTGAAACGTTAGAATTGTTAATAGTAGCAGTTGTAGTAAGGAATGACTTACTCATAGGAAATGCTTGGAAACTATCTGTTTGTCCGTAGTTGAATGCTTGTTCTCCTACTGGAACATTAGTAATACCAAGAGTAATTGTCATTACAGCATTTAAAAGAACTTCTCTGTTAATAATTACACTTTCACTTGGAATTTGAACGTTGAAAGTAAGATTTGAATTGCTGTTTGAGACAGCAGTAAATTGTTGAAAAGTGTTACTTGAAGCACCTTGATAAACGGCGAAGGCAAGGTCATCGGTGATTTGTGAGATTTTGCTGTCAGTCACCAAAGCAGTATGAAATAACGGGGCGTCCATCTTATATAAATTAGCAATATATTTTTTTTTATAAATACTATACTATTTATAAAAAACTTGCCTAAACAATTCTATACGTCTGCCTCCTAAACTATTGATTGCCGTTACTTGCCTCACTTGACTTTTTTGTAAATAGGAGTTTCATACTACAAGAATTACCCGTTGCTAAACGGAATGGAACAAAACTACCCAGTTTAGTTTTCCAAAAAACTTGAATATTAATGTTTGTTAAAGGTGTATTCCCGAACATATCAATTAATCGGTATTGAGCGTCAGGAGAATAGATAAGAGTAGGTTTATAAACAAGGTCAGCAGAGGCAATATCAGTAATTACCTGTGCGAAATTGGCGTTGTTTCCTGCCTCGCTTAAATTAGTTAAAACCCCATTATAAAATGCTTGTGCGGGTGATAATCTATTTGGAACAATTGGAAACGTAGCAGATGTGAAAACAATACTGCTTACTGGCGTCCATAGTGGTGTGGTGTCCCATTCTTGATTTATTTGAACGCAAGTTATTTGAGGTGTTGTTGTAATTGGTAATGGAATTGTATTTAGACCATTAAGATTAAGAGATGGTATTATTGCGTAATTCATACCATTTGTTACTCCTACACTTCCAAAATAAGTAGCAGGAAAACTGCTAAATAATGTGAATAAAGGTTGATTGAAATAGAGGGTATATAGTGGTTTTGTTGCGGGAGGAGTAATAGTATTAAAGTTTGCTTCGTCTAAATATAAAGAGGCACTATTGGTTGATGTATTCCAACCTAAAAACGCAATCATAGTAGTAGGAGGTGGTGTTGTTAAATCATTTATAGCAAGTTTTATTGCGTTATTGACTAAATTAACAAACCATTCAAAATTATAACAGAAATACCATTCACTTGCTTGTTGAAAAGGAGATGATAATGATATTGGTGGAGGTTCAGCAACATCAACGTTATTAATTTGAGGCAACCAATCTATATATCTTTGATATTCTTCTCCTGTTGTAGTATCTACAAGTGTTATAGAGTAAATACTGCGAGAATTATTATACCAAGATGATGGAATAGGTTGTGGTAATGCTGGATAATAATTGTTATACGTTGCGGTCTGTTCTGCGTAGTTCTGTATAAGTGGTAAGATAATAGGTAAAGATGTTGTATCTAATTGAAATCTTACAATTGATAAATAGTAGTCGCCAGTATTATCAATAATAGCATTCTGTCTTTGTTCGTTAAATATTAGAAAAGGAGAATTAGCAGGATTAGTATCTCCGTTATTAACGTTTGTTAATGTTAAATCGTAATATACTTTTAACGGGTTGTTGTCCTTTTTGCGTATATCCAGTTGAGACATCTTATATATATAATACACAAATATTTTTTATCAATTATTATTTCTAAATCTAAATTTCCTTTTAGAGAGACCTTTTTAGTATGACAGTAAATAGGTCTTTCTTGATTTCTACTTGTAAATATCTAAATATATCTCAATTTCAATTATAGATTTCTACATTTTGATATATTTTTGATTTCTAATAGTAATAATTTTAAAATTATTACTTGTATATATCTATTTCTGCTATATATGTA